ATGATCTTACCCCCATTTGAGCCGCCCCAATTCGACGCGATGTCGAAATGGTGGCGCACGTGCACGTACGCAGACGTGCATTTGCTGATACTTGAAGTGCTGCACCAACGGGTTATGCTGCGCGAACTCTCCGAGCTGGCTGGCGATGCGTCTCGCGCGGTCATGAACCTCGAGCCGGACATGATGAAGTACTGCGCACCATTGCGCCTGCTCAAGGCGAAAATCGAGAGGGAAATTGTGCGGCTAGGCAGAATGGATAGCCCCCGTGAGCAAATCGCGCCATTCTCTGACGAATGGCGGGCGCGCGAGGCAATCCGATGCAAACTCCGCGATGCGCCGGACGAGCCAGATCCCGGATCGGACAAGGCGATGAAGTTGCCCGACTTCCAGCGCCTGAGCTGGACGGATCTGCGCGACACCTGGAGACAATCTGGCTACACGGGAAAGGGGCGGCTCACGCTAGAGCAGCGCTTCGTGCTCGAGGTCGTACACGTACGCCGCGCACTTCGTCACATCGACAAGCTGGCCAGCGCGGCCGAGAAAGAACTGAAGGAAAGCGGTGCCCCCGAATCGTTCCCACTCAACAAGCTCCGCAGGACAATCGACGTAGCAAGGTTCGATTGACCTCAATTAACAGACATCGGACTACACGAGCATATAACCTCGCCGGCGCGGTCATCCCGCGCCGGCTTCACTTCGTCTTTCAGAACAGCCCGACCGGTTGCGCGGCGTCATCCCAACTGAAGATGATCAGCTCGTTGCGGTCGACGCCCTTCCCGCCCCCGACCGTGTACTGGATCGGCACAGTCTCGATGTGAAACCCGTCGAACACGCGCCGAATATCCGGGTGGTCGTTCAGACTCACGATCGCCCGATCCTTGATCGAGCGAAGGCACTCGGCCATCTTCTCGTATTCCGCGAATGGGAACGCCACGCCGTACCCCTCCGTCTCGTAATACGGCGGATCGAGATAGAACAGCGTATGCGGCCGATCGTAACGGTCAATGCACGCAGCCCAGTCAAGCCGCTCAACGAATGCATTCGCCAGCCGCAAATGCGCGGCAGACAATTCTTCCTCAAGACGCAACAAATTCAAGCCGGGTGGATGCTCCGTCCGCGTGCCGAACGTCTGCCCCTCCAGCTTGCCGCCAAAGCAACTTTTCTGCAGGTAGTAGAACCGTGCCGCGCGCTGGATATCGGTGAGGGTTTCCGGGACCGTCTGCTTGAGCCACTCGAACACCTGCCGGCTCGTCAGCGCCCATTTGAACTGCCGCACGAACTCCTCCAGATGATGCTGCACGACCCGATACAGATTCACCAGCTCGCCGTTGACGTCGTTGACCACTTCAACCTTGGCCGGCGGCCGGAGGAAGAACAGCGCGGCCCCGCCCGCGAACACCTCGACGTAGCAATCGTGCGCCGGAAAGCGCGGAATCAAATGGTCTGCCAGACGGCGCTTGCCGCCGATCCAGGGAATGATGGGATTTGCCATTGTGAAAGCAATTTTTAAACTTGGTGTAAAATCCGGCCCGCCTACGTAGGTAAGCAGGGCCTTGGCCGATTCACTGGCGTAGACAGTGGAAAGGCGACCGGGGACAATGCGCGAACATTCCCCCGGTCGCCCTGTTTCTTTCGAGGCCGCCCGGCCTCGATTGCCGCGTTATCGCTGCGGATTGAATGGCGTGTCGCCCGTCAACGCGTCGTAGCTGCGCTCGCACTGCTGGCCGGCGATGCCGCGTTCGTCAGCGATTGCTGCCAGCTCTCCCGCTCGCGCATCGGCCCGGCCGAGCACGTCGGCAAGCAGATCGAGGGCGTCGCCGGCTGGCGAGCCTCCGGCCGCAGCGGCGGAATGTCGTACGCCGTCGACGAGGATGGCGACCTGCCGGCGCAGGCCGTCAGCAGCAGAAGCAGCGGCAACGGCATCAGCGCGCGCCTGGTCACGTTCTTTCGCAGCATCGGTTGCGATCTCCTGTTGAGCCGCCGTGCGGCGGCGGAATACGTCACGCTCGGCGGTCAGATCCTTGATCTGCCTCGCCTGATCCTCGACCTTGGCCGGCTGATCGGCGTCCCGGTGTCCCTTGAAATACCCGCCGGCCGAGCCGGCCACGAGGCCGGCCACGACGACCAGCCAGATACGCGGATCGAACCAGGTCATGCCGTCACCTCCCCGCCGGCCGCTCGGTACGCGGCCAGCAGTTGCTCGATCCGGTTTTCGTGCTGGCCATACCCGGCACCGGGCAGGCTCGCCCAGACGTTCGACACCTTCGCGACCGCCTCGCCGAATCGGCCCGCGTCAATCAGCGGAAGCGCACCGTGCTCGCGCAGCTGCTGCAGCGCGTACCGGTCCTGCGAAACCGGCCCGAATTCCGGCAGCTTCATCTGCGCCTGATAGATACGCCACCAGCGATTCAGCGCCTGATAGCGGCCGGCCGCCGTCGACGGCACCGGAATTTGCCGGTTAAGCACGTTCGGATGCGCCGCGTAGCTCGCAAACAGCAACGGTCGTGCAGGCGTCGATCCGACCAGCACGTTGTAGCCGCCGTCCGACTTCGCGAGCAACGCGGGACCGATCTCGCTCACAGCGATCATGTCGAGGAACGCGACACGGTTTTTGCCACCGGCGGCGGCCATGCTGATGCGTGCCATCGTCACTTCTCCCCGAACAGGCGCTTCGCGTTACGCCGCAGCAGCACCTCCAGATACTGCGAGCCGATGATGCCGAGCGCGCTCCCCATCCCGAGCAGCGCGATCGGCGGCAAATCCGGAATCTGCAGCAGCGCAATGCCGGCCACCATCGACGTCGCCGAGCCGAGCATCGCCCGGCCGGCCACCAGCCGGTACGTCAGCTGCTCGCTACCGACCAGCACCTTTGCGACACCGATGAGCCCGCCCATGACGACCAGCTCCAGAATCGTCTTTTCGTGGTCTTGCATTCCCACCTCTTCACCCGTAAAAAAGAAAAAGCCGCCCGAGTTGCCTCGAGGCGGCTTGCCAGATCCGACACCGTCGCGTTACTTCTGCGGTGCCGGCACAACCAGATTGATCTTCTTCGTCGGCTTCTTGCCGTGGCCGACCTTTGCTTTCCCCTTGTTGCCGCCGTTCAGCGTGACGGTCGTGAGCCAGCCGCGCGACGAGAACGTGTGTTCGACCGACTCGACCAGAAACTCGCCGTCGACACCCTCCTTGCCCCCCTTCAGTCCGATCGTCTTTTCCGCCGCCAGATCGGCACGGCCGCGCAACGTGAAGCTGCTCACCGACGTGTGCCGGTTGAGCGTCGCGAGCCGCGACGTGGCCGCGGACTTGGCCGCCTGCGAACTGGCAAACGCATGCCGCTCGGTATGCACGGCCGCCGCGCCGGGCTGTGCATCCGGGTTCGGGATCGTCAGGTCGATCTTCTTGCCCGTCTTGCGGTCATGGACCTTCGTCCGTACCGCCGCGAAGCTGGCCCGATCGGGAAACGTGATGTCGTAATCAATCAGCTGCTCGGGCGTGAGCGTCACGACGGGCAGCGGCTTGCCGCTCGCGCTCTTGCCGCCCCCGCGAGGCAGCACGATCAGCTTGCCGGCCTTGGCGGTCGCGGTTGCGCCGTACTGACGCGCGATCCGCGTAATGAAATGCAGATCGCTTTCGCCGAACTGGTCGATCCGTGGCACGACGACATCGACATCGCATGCGGCTGACCACTTGTTGCGCCTCGCGACGTCGCCGACGATGTCGGCCATCCGCACAGACTGGCTTCGGGACGTGGCGATTCTTGGCTTCGCAACCGGTCTGCGCCGGGCGAATCTGCTGAATCTCGAATGGTCGCAGGTCGATCTGGTGAACCGCCGGGCGTGGATCTATCCAGATCAGGCGAAGGCCCGCAAGCCGATCGGCGTCCCGCTGAACGACGACGCCGTGGCGACGATCCGCCGCTGGATCGGCAAGCACCAGACTCACGTCTTTCTGAGGAACGGCAAGCCGATCGAGGGATGGTGCAGCGCGCAGTGGGATCGCCAATGCGCGCGGGCCAGAATCGACAACTTCCGGTTCCACGACGTGCGCCACACTTGGGCGAGCTGGCACGTCCAGGCGGGGACGCCGTTGAACCGCCTGATGGAATTGGGGGGATGGACCAAGCACGAGCACGTCTTGCGGTATGCTCACCTTGCCCCTGACCACCTCGCGGAGCATGCAAAAGTGGTCACGATTTGGGCACACTCAAATGAGCCCTCGCCCGCAACCCTTGCTGCATAA